AACGTCAATTGGTGCTACAGTAGATGCTGGAAGATTTGCAGTTTTGCAAAGATATCTGCTTTTTGTTAAGGTACCATTATCAATTGATAAATCTCCTGGAAAGGCCATTTCAACTTCAAAGAGGTTGGGTCTTGCACCACCTCCAGTAAGTTGACCCTTAAAGTCTGTAATTTTTCTGATAGGAATTGCCATTGTTTTAACCTCCGTTGATTAAATTAAACTCTACCAGCTACTTCGCTGAAGCTCACACCCGTGCGGGTAGCAACGAAGGTCAGACTTACGAAGTTGATTGACTTCGCTGGTTTGATGTAAATGTCAGCTCTAAACTCATTGCTATCAATAACATCTGGTGTGTTATTGGTGGTGTCACAAATCACCAAGAAGTCATAGACTCCTCGTTTTGCTTGCACATCACGAAGGAATGGCTCTACAATGTTGACAAAGTTTGCTCTTGTAACTTCATCATTAAATTCAAAGAGTTGTGCCTTTGCAGCATTTGTAAGACTCTTTTCTAGAGTTAAGAAAAGTCTTCTTACGTTAATTCTATCAAATGCGGAGTTATATGCGAGAGCAGTGTGATCTCCAAAGAGTAATACGCCAACTCCAGGTTGAAGTATTACTGGATTGACTCTGGCAATGTAGAGGGCATCTCTTTGTGCCTTGCTTGGATTATATGCAAGTTTAACTGCATTATTAAATACGCCTCTTTGTTGCCCTGCAGGAGAGAACCAAGGATATTGATTTAAATCGGTTCTAACCATCAATCCCGCAACGTCAGCATTACATGGCACATATCTGAATGTATTGTTAAATCTGTCATACATGTACTTGTAACCACTATCAAAGACTGCATAAGATGAAGAACTGATTGCGTCAAAGAAATTAACAATGTTGGTTGTTTGAGTTGCAGCAGAAGTATTGTTTAAGTTTGTTCCAACAACAGCAGATCTATATGGTGAAATGACAGCAACGCAATCTTTTCTGGATTCTGCAATACTGATTAAATAATTTGCCTTTGCTTGAGAATCTTCTTTAGATGCTAAACCTGGACCACCAATTAAAACATCAACATTAATTTGCTCTGGGTTATTAAACAAATCATATGATGTAATCTGATCAGACAATGCTGCAGTATATCCATTACTGGAGCTATAATCAACTCCACCACTAAGAGTGTATGTTTTAGCACCAATTGCAGTAAATGCATTATTCTGAGCAATTTGACCCCAAAGACCTTGGGTAGTTGTTACTGGAGTATATCCGGTTGTAAATCCTACTGCTCTTGGGAAAGTTCCTTGAACTGCGTCGTTTGCGTTTGATGGGCTATATCCAGCAAAAGCATATGCAGAATTCAAAGCAAGATAATCCTTATAGTATATAACTTGAGGAGAATTGAATGAAGAAATTGTATCAACTGCTTTTGAAAGATTTGAATGTCTTTCGAGAATATTTCCTTGAATGCCAGTTACTACTCCAGTGTCATCAACTATGAGAACATGGAGAGCATCTCCTTTACCATTTCTATCTGAAACGTATTTGTTGGTGGAAGGTTTATCTAAAATTGACTTCCAATAAACTACGCTATTGGTTAATCCTAATGTTTGGTTATTATACCAGTCATCTGCCGAATTCAACGTATTTGCTGCAGATGTAACAATACCAGATGTTGATTGTACGAAACTTGCAGTTCTGCTAGTTTTAAATTCGTAATCACTACCTTGCTTATAATCAGCTGAGGTTTCTGTTCCGCCAGATGAAACTCTTGAAACAACCTTTACTGTAAAGGTGCTGTTTCCTCCAGTCGAATCTGTAGTAACTCCAGTAATGATACCTTTCAAATATCCGTTAAACAATGATGTTGATCCAAGACCAGGAACAACAATATTTGAAAGGTTTGAAGTTACACCATTTCCAACTAAAACACCAAGTGTTCCTGGGTTTGTTGTATTGATTCCTAAAGTTTGATCTGCAAAATCGTCGATATAGCAAACTTTTAGACCATTTGCCCAACTTCCAGGATTTTTTGCCGCATAGTAAAAATTTGTGGCAGTGTCAAAATTTTGCTTATAATCATCATAATTTTTAATTTTTGCGGAAGAAGTGCTAGCAATACCAACTCCAGCATTTGCATTATTTAATGTGCTACCATTAGTTCTTACAACTTGAAGAATTCCACTATAAGAAAGGAATGAGGATGCACTCATCCAATATTCAAATTGATTGTCTGCCGATAATGGTTTACCAAATACTGAAAGCAAATCTTGCTCATTCGTAATTGTTATTGGGTAATCTACAGGTCCTTTTTGAAATGGACCAGCAATTGCGCCAGCACTAACTCCAAAATTATCGGCTCTACCTACAGTAAGATCAACTTCTCTTACTAAAATTCCAGGTGAAACAAGAGCTACTGCCATTTTCTTCTCCTAAGAAGTCTCATTTTATCTAAAAATTATTTATAATTAACTCTTTTTTAAGCATAATCCCACATATAAGATCTATCTCCATATTCATCCACATGCCATCTATCCCCATCAGTATCAACGAAGCTATCATCATCTAAACCATCCACAATAAAACCAAATGGTGCCATATCCTGCTCGATTTGAGTTTTTTGCTCTTCATAAATTCTCTTACGAATATCATTATCAGTCATTTCTTTAAAGTAATCTTGTGCAACTAACCACGCAAAGATTACCAAACACATTGCTAAATCGTCATTACAACCTTCTTCTGCCTCAAAAGATTGATTTCTTTGAATGAATGTTGTCAACTCACTTATAATATTATAATCTGTTGTAAAAAGTTTATCGTCTTCGATTAAAAGTTTTAAATTTGAGCATCCAAGTTTTTTAACTGCCTTGGTCATTCTTACACCAAGTTGAGATCTTTTTCCACTAAATCCAGATCCAACAATTTGCCCTGCCCTTCCACGCATTGAGCACATTAAAACGTTTTCATATTCCAAATCATAATGTAAAATTGAAGCAACTTGGTCTCCAATGTCATTAACCTCAGCCAAAATATATGCCTTATTGTATGATTTGGCAACATCATGTATAATGCTTGGAAATAGCATTGGTTTTATTTCGTTATTCTTATACGTTGCACAAACTTGATATGGAATATTTGATATGTCATAAACAATAAATGCCGAATAATCTTCACCAATTCCTCTTGCTACGTCAACAGTTATTAAATAACTGCAATCTGCTTTTGGTTCTTGATATATTGATAACCCCTTATTACTTTTAATCGGATCTTCATAAACTAAGGTTTTTAATTTTGCAACACTGATCAAGGTATCAACAGATCCAAGAAATTCGCATTCAAACTCAACCTTAAATTGTTGCTCACTAGTATTTGCAATTGTCTGAGACTTCCATTTTTGGTCTCTTCCAGGCACTTCCGACCAATGCACTTCAGTTGGCACATATTCATTTCTTTTCCTCTCCGCATCGTGCCACATGCGGTAGAAATGATTCATACCATGTGGAGTAGAAACTATAATAACTTTAGTGCTTTTACCAGATGAAATAGTTGGATATACTGATGCAAAAAATTGATCAGCAATATTATTCGGAATAAACGCAAATTCATCCAAAAATATGATATTATAAGATCCACCACGAACAGCAGATGCTGAAGTTGATGATGCAATAATTTTAGATCCGTTTTCTAATTCTAATGATTGCTTATTCCAAGAAAGGATTCCCTGTTGCATCCACTTGGGAAGATTCTCATAAGCAAGTTGTAATCTTCCTAATAGGTCTTTTGCAGTGGAAGATTTGTTTGCAAGAATTGCTATGTTGATATTGTCATTAAAAACCGCATAATGCAATAGGTAAGATACAACAGTTGTAGATTTACCTGTCTGACGAGGCATCTTACATATATTGAATCTGTTATTGTGGAAATTATGAATTAATTTTTCCTGAAATTTGTAAGGTTTAAAATTAACTAAACCCTCGTCAAGAGAAACAATTTTAATATAATTTTTTGCAAAATATACTGGATTATTTTTACATTTGATGAATTCCTCAATTTGATCTTGAGTAAATTCAATTTGAGTATTTGCTTTTTTTAAATTGGGATTGCCAAGATAAATGTTATCTGACATAATTTATTAACAATTCCACTTTCTTAGCGAAAGTGCTTTTCTTGTTGGACGACCTTTTTCATCTTTCATAGGACCGGGCATTCCTCCCATACGAGCACAGAAAGACTTTCTGCGTTTTGCTGGTTTACTATCGGGATCAAGTTTTGAAGGTGGTGTTGTAACCGCAAGTGAGAGGTGTGAACCAGGATTCTCTCTTCTATACGATTCAATTCCTTTTTTATTCAATCCACCTTCAGGATTTTTTCCTTCCTTTCTTTGCCAAGCAGCTACTTCATTTATAATTTCTTCAGTTACTTGAACAATCGGCTCTCCGGGTTGTATGGTTGAAACTTTAAACATTAATACTTTGCCACCGGGATAAACCTTCTCAATTTGATCGCTCACTTCTCTTCGACTTGGAATTCTTGGTTGTGGAAAAAACATTTTAATCACATATGAAAGACCTCTCCACGAAATTACTACAGAAATTACTTGACCATTTCTTGATGGCATATAAGTAGATTCTTCAATTTCAACATCCTCACTTACGGATTTCCATCCACCACCTTTTGACTTATACCACTTTGATGCCCATCCATTTGCATATGCACTTGGATAAACATCAAACTTTTGTTTGGCAAGTGATTTTGCTTTTGACCACAAAGATGGATTTGTTGGTTTATTTTCTTCTTCAAAATATTCCAATTCTTCTTCACCTTGAAGTTGATCTAAAATTTTTCTAACAATACCTTCTTTTACCGGCACACAATTTGGCACCATTTTTTTACCTTTCTTTTTCATTCCAACTTTTTTATATCCAACCCAACATTCTTCATCAACTTCTGATTTTGGTTTTATGCCTTTCTTCTTCATATTAATTGCAATTGCTGCTTGTTGAGCAGGATTTGCTGCTTCACTCATTTCTCCACTATCAATATAATCTGCAGCACTATCAAGATAATCTGCTGCTTTAGTTATTTTTGATTGCACCCATGCTTCAACATTTCCCTCACCTTTACCCATTTTTGCTTTTAATCTTTTTGCTGCATTCATGATAGTTGATAACTCAGAACGAGCCATGGAGTATTCATGATCTTTCTCTTCATTTGCGGGATGAGTTCTTGAAATTGAAAATTTATCCCACATATCTGGACCATAACTACATTCCATTTTATATTCTTTTTTTCCACAAAGTTGGCAAAATCTTATTTCACCGATAGAATTTTCTTCTTTAATTTTATTAGAGACAAGCACTGGAGATTCTCCTTTTCCTGAACGATTGGCTACTGGATCTTCCTTTCTCTTTCTTTTTACAGCAGTTGCAATTTGCGATTTTGACATACTTTGCGATTTTTCATTAGAAAGACACTTTGGTTTTGGTTCTCCTGGTTTACGGGCACAAGGTCCAATTGCTTCTCCTTTGGTATTAAATCTT